TCAGCTGGAGACTTTAAGATATTAACAGTTAAAGATCACGACCAAGCTTCTGGAGGTTCAGGTCCAACATTCAATGGTTCTAATGAAGAATTTGATTTGTTTGATTCATCTGCAGATGCAAGTATTGTTAGTGCTCAACAGTTAATAGTTAGTTTAAACGGTGTTATACAGAAACCTAATGCTGGTACATTTAGTGGAAGTGAAGAAGGTTTCTACTTAAATGATACTCATGGTATTAAATTCTGTGATCCGCCTCCAAGTGGTTCAGTATTATTTGTAACACAAATTGGTTCAGCAGTAGCATTAAATGAACCTGCTGATAATACAGTTAGTGCAGCTAAGATACAATCTGGTGCTGTAGGATTAGCTGCAATGGCTAGTCAAGCAGTTGATGAAGATAATCTTTATATAGATAATGCTGGTTCTAATGGTCAATTCCTATCTAAACAATCAGGTGGAACTGGTGGTTTATTATGGGCGTCTGCGATGCCTACATCAGGTGGTACATTTGCTGGTGATGTAACCTTTAATAACCAAGTTAATGGAGGAAGAGATATAATTTGGGATGAGTCAGCTGATGCATTAGAGTTTCAAGATCTTACTAAAGCTACATTTGGTACAGGAAATGATTTAGAGATCTACCATAGTTCAACTCATTCTTATATAAAAGATACAGGCACAGGAACTCTTAGAATTGAATCATCAGAAGTTGGGGTGTTAAGTGCTGATGGAACTGAAACAATGGCTCAATTCGTTGAAAATGGAGCTGTTATCTTAAGACATAACAACTTAACGAAATTTGAGACAACTTCAGATGGAGTAAAAGTTTCAAGTGCTTCTAACGATGCAAAGCTGGAAATTGTATCAACAAATCAGGATGGTGCACCTGCTCTACACTTCACTGCTGATAATGGTGATGATAATGCTGATAAATGGAGAATAAGAGCTGACGGTGGCGGTACTGCTTTAGGTATTCAGAACTATGCTGATGGTGCTTGGGAAGCCAATGTTATTTGTAGAGAAGCTGGAAATGTTGAGCTTCGATACGACAACACTAACAAATTAGAAACTACTAGTTATGGCGTATTAATTAATTCTAGATTAAATGTAAAAAATATTTCAATTCAGGATTATGATAGTGGAGCAGATGAAGGTCAGATTAGAGTAGGTAATGGAAATGATTTATTAATCTACCATAATGGGTCTCATTCTTTTATAGACGATACAGGTACTGGCGACTTAATGGTAAAGACTAGTGCTTTTAATCTTCGTGCTCCTAATGAAGAATCATTAATATATGCTGTGGCTAATGGAACCGTACAACTCTATTACAATAATTCAGCTAAATTAGAGACATCCAATACTGGAGTAAGTGTACTTGGCCGCTTAGATATTGGAGATAGTTTAGGTACTGCACATGCTGGAAAATTCCAAGTAATCCATGAAGGTGGTGGTAATCTCTCTAACGATACTTTAGCATTCTTTGAAACTAATTCAGAAGATTGGGTCTTGATGACCAATAGTAATGAGGGTGGTAGTGCTTCTCATTATCACTTGTATATGATGGAAGAAGGTAGTTCAAGAGGTAGTATTTCTGGAAATCATGGTTCCAATGTTACTTACAATCAAGGATCTGATTACAGGTGGAAAGAAAATGTTGTTGAGATGACTGGTACTGAAGGTATTGATATATGTAAGAAATTAAAACCTAGTAAATATAACTGGATTAAGAATAGAGAAGGTACAGGACAGATTAATACAGTTGATGGATTTATTGCACACGAGGTGGAAGAAGCTGGAGTAAGAGGTGCTGTTACTGGTGAGAAAGATGCAGTTAATGAAGATGGAAGTATTGCTGGGCAATGCTTAGATTATGGACAGATGACTCCAGTTCTTGCTGCTGCAATTAAAGGATTAATAACAAAAGTAGAAACCTTAGAAACAAAAGTCGCATCATTGGAGGCAGGCTAAATGGCATTAACAGAAGTAAATAGTCTTGGGATCAAAGATGATTCCATTGTTAACGCTGACATCAAATCTGATGCAGCAATAGCATTAAGTAAATTAGCATCTACACCAGCGGTTTTAACTGGTTCAACTAATAACACAGTTTGTACCGTTACAGGTGCTAACGCTATTCAAGGTGAGGCAAATCTTACTTACGATGGAACTGATTTATTATTAAATGGAACTGGAGATAAAGCACTTCGTTGGACAACATCAGGAACAAATAAGTGGACTATCTATCATAATAATTCTGCTGGAGCACTTGTAACATTTGATAATGCAAATAATGCAGAAAGAATGCGTCTGGATTCGAGTGGACGCTTACTTATAGGAACCACCACTGAAGGTCATGCTGACGCAGATAATTTAACTATTGAAACTTCTAGTGGATATGCAGGTATTACTTTAAGAAGTCCAACTGATACGGGTGGAGCTATTTACTTTAGTGATGCAACATCAGGAGCAGCGGAATATGACGGTCAGATTGTTTATTCTCAAAACTCTCGCAATATGACGTTTGCAACGGCAGGTAGTTCAAGGATGACTGTCGAAGCCGCTGGTGACGTTAAAGTTAATGACGGCAACCTAGTAATAGGAACTGCTGGTCACGGTATTGACTTTAGTGCTAACTCTCATGCAGGAGGTATGACAAGTGAGCTACTCGACGGGTATGAAGAAGGAACTTTCACGATGCATTTCAATGTTGAAAGTGAAAGTAATATGTCCATGTCTGGAAGATTTGGTGTCTACACAAAAGTAGGTAGATTAGTAACCATCCATGGAGGTGGTGAAGTTTCTGGTGATCCCTCAAATCAAAGTAACAGTAAAGCTATTGACTTTACTGGGCTACCTTTTACCTCTATGGATTCTGGAGTAATGAACTCGCCAGGAATAACAGGAACAGTCGGTTTTACAGATTTGGATAGTACTAGTGGTATGTCTGGTACTGCTCCTTATACTTACCACGTTCAGTTCTATAACAACGGAACAAATGGAAGAATTGTTGCTCAGGATTCAGCTACTACTCCAGTATTTGCTAATGCATCATTAGCTTTGAAAAGTACTACCAAGATTTCAGTTACTCTTACATATATGACAGCTTAAGACCGTAGCTAAGTCTCTAAACTAAGCCATAAACCTATTTAGCTCGGAGAGCTTCCTTAAATGGCCTTAACTAAGACCCAAGAGAACGATAAGATTGAAGTAGTTAACAAATGGAACGTCCAGGTGCGGACTGCTACAATAATAAAAGAAGATGGTAAAGAACTGAATCGTTCATTCCATAGACACGTATTACAACCTGGAACACTAGATGCTAGTGATAACCTAGTAGCTACAGATATCAGTGGAGAAGACGCAGATGTTCAGGCAATCGCTAACGCTGCGTGGACTACACAAGTGAAAGCAGATTACAAAGCTTTCCTTATTGCAAATAAACCACCATCCTAATGATAATAACCGAAAAAATCATCCTAACTGAAAATCAGTTAAAGCAAGTTATTGAAGAACATAATGAACTTGCTAAGAAGAAAGAACAATTATTTAATCAAGCTACAGAATTACAAGGTGCATTGAAAGCGTTGAAAGAATTAGATGTCGATCAACCTACCAACACCGAAGCTACCTAAAGCTTTAGATATCCCTCAGATCTACTTCAGACCGCCTACACCGAACGTTCCGGCCTATAAGCCTATGATCATACCTCCGGCTGATTTAGAGCGTCCTAAAGAGACTGAGGCAGAGGAAACATCAGAACAACCTGAACCACCCAGCTTAAAGATCCCTGTATTGGATATTAAAATGCCAATACCAGAGACAGCTGTAGTGGTAACAGCAGTAACAACAGCGGTGGTGGCAGTAGCTACTACCTCTCTTACTCAATCCCTATTTGAACCAATTAAGAAAAAGGTTCAGAAACAACTACAAGCTAAAGTTAACAAATGGAAGGAAAACCGCCAGAAAAAAAAGGACTCCTCAACAAAATCAAAGACGGAATAGAGGATCAAGACGCCCAAATCCAAATACTCGGAACTTTTGTCAGACTTGGCGTAGTTGTTTGGTCCGGGTTTATCATAACATTAAATTATTTGGAGCTACCTGTAGTTAAGAAATCTGGTAACTCAGATATCACGTTCGTTGCTTCAGTATTCACTGGAGCCCTAGCGACCTTCGGCTTATCCACTGGTAATTCTAAAGATAAAGGTACTTCAACTCCTGTTAATTGTCCTATGATAAAGAAAAAAGAATGAAGAAATGGCTTTTACTCTTAATGCTGTTTTCCCCCTCGGTGGTAAGAGCAGAGTTAGTCACGCCACAGTTCACACAAGGAAGTATGAACTCAACGACGACTACAACTCAGGAGATCGTGGAAGAAATAACCACCACAACTTACGGCTCCGCACTAAATGCATGGGATGGAACAAATATTACTCATACTTCAGCAAGCTCTGGAGGAATAGTAGATTCAGATTCCGTCTTCACGATACATACAGTTGGCGATCCCTTTACTTTAGAAGTAATAACAAGAGCAGCCAGCCAGGTACTGTCAGTAACAGAGATAGAAAGAGAAATCGACACTACCTCTACTACGGTTTCCTTATCAGTCTTCTCTCAGTAGCACCAGTTCGTGCAGAAGAGGGTGAGACAAATAACACTTCTAACCCCGTGGCGGCTGCAACGGGCAATGTGACCAACCAAGCCGTCCAATTTCAAAATAACGGTGCTCCTTCGAGACAACATTATGGTCCCAACATAAGTTGTAATGGTAGTACTATGACCTTTTCTCCCTTCTATATGGGGAATCATACCAAACCTTGGGACATTGATGATGATGGTATGAGTCCTTCTAGTTATACTCTAGCTGAAAACTGGGGATTCCAAGTGAATTTCATGGTTCCTTTAGATCAGAGAGGATTAGAACGGTGTAGATCTATAGCTGCTCAACAACATGAGAAGATGAAGTTGAATTATGAGTTAGTTAGAATAGATAACTGCGCTAAACTTCAACAGAAAGGCTTTATGTTACTACCAGGTTCACGTGTGTACCATTTATGTAGTGATGTAATACCTATAGCTGCTTATAAGAAAGCACAGAAACAGGTTCTAGAATGTAAAGAACCGCCAAAGCCTTGGTATAAACCTTGGCAATCAAGTAAACCTAAATGTCCACTAAAATGACCTTATTAATCAAGCCCATCCTCCTCGCCTTTATTAAATCAGACTCTGTTAAGAAGTTAATAGTCGATGTACTAGAAGCTTATGTAAAGAGAACAGATAATAAACTTGATGACCAGGCTCTGGCAATTGTAAAAACAAAACTATTCTCTTAGATTATGCGACCACGCAAACCAGAGGCTCCCAGACCTCCAGCTCCTAAACAACGTAAGCCGCCTAAACCTAAGCTTAAACCAATTGGTCCAGCTAAAGGTAAAGCTAAACTAAAACCTATTGGTACACATAAAGGTGGGAAAGTAAAAATCACTCCTTTAAATAACTTAAGAAAGAAAAATAAATGAAAGACGGTACTGGTAAAGAATTCAACGATGATTTAACAGATTTTCTAGAATGGTATCTAGATAAAGGTCAAATACCTTATGTGCCATTAAAAAGTTCCTTACACTTTGTAGAAGGCTTAACTTCATTATGTATTTATAGGTATGAACCATTTCAAGTAGAACTTGTTACAGTAAAACCAAACACCTATATCCCACCACATACACACCCTAATGTTGATTCTTATGAAGTAGCGTTAAAAGGTATGGAGTTTTACTCAGATGGTAAGACAACATTACCTATGTGGTTTGCAGACAAATTAGATAATGTAGGTAAGAGTTTATCTTCAGCTCATCATATGAAAGTAAGGATACAACCTTCTACTGAACATTCTGCTAAGTCAGGTCCAGAAGGTGGATGCTTTCTATCAGTTCAGAAATGGTTGAATGGTGTAGCACCTTCAGCCGTTGGTATGGATTGGAAAGGTGGTTCATGTATGGGAGATTCTCATGATACACAAATAACTTCAACAGAAGAAAATGAAAGCAACGGAGAAACAGTTTAATGAGTTACATGGTCTTGTCACGACTGAATTCCTATCTAGGATTAAAAGTGGTGAGGCTACTACTCAAGACTTAAAAGCAGCCTGTGATTGGCTTAAAACTAATGATATAAGTGGTGTTGCTTATGATGGTAACCCGTTAGACAAGTTAAATAGGATAATGCCAAAAGTAGATCCAGAACTTGTTACTAGGAGACTATATGGCAAAGCAAGGTAGATATGCCAATGGTGCTTTGATATCCAGCGCAAAAGCTGATATGCAAACAGAGCAGCAGAAAAGGATCAGACGAAATGCTGACAACTTGCG